GGCCTGCCAGTTTTCACTCTGGGGCTGCGGCTGAGGCGGGGGCGGCGGCGGGGGTGCGGGCGGCTGAGGTGCCGGTGCAGCAGGCGGGGGTTCCGGTGCTGCGGGTGGCGTGTTGGCGGCCAGGATTTCCTGGTCGATCGCTGCCATCTGCTCGGCTTGTGCCTGTACCTGTTTGGGGAGTGCCATTGTGTTCCTTGCTCCGCTCATCGCGGTATGCTGTGGGGGTTGTGCCTAGCGACGCGCGATCTTCTCGATGTCAATCACATCTTGCAGAGCGGTTGCCGCGCCTTGTAACCTGTTGATCTTGTGGGGCGTTTCCGTCTCGACCAACATGTTTTTAAGGAGTTCCAACTCAGTGGTCAGAGCCTCCTTAAACTTTGCCCACTCTGCTGTCCCCGCGAGTAACTTGATCGCTGAGGCTTGGCCGGGCGTAAGCTTTGTTAGCACACTATTTCTCCATACGTGCTAACACATTGACGTGTCAAGCGTTGTGTTATCGGGGGTGAGGAATTTTTGTTTCTCGGCTTCGCGGCGGCGCAGCAGCCCAGCAATGACCTGACCTCCCGCCTCATCCCAGAGGAGTATCTGGTCAGCCGCGCCAGCGTAGTCCTTGGCGTTCAACAGCTTGAGGAGTGTAGACCGCGCCAAGCTACCCGCGCCGAGGTTATACACGAAGTCGGTTATGGCGGCTGCTTCATTGTACGTGAGCGGCACCGTCACATCGGCGAGCACGCTGCGCACCGCCCGGCCCAGATCGCGCTGGAGCAGGAAGTCTGCTTGTGCCTGCGTGATGGGTGGTGTGGCTGCGGTGATCGGGTTCCCGGCTACGTCGCGCGTCGAACCCCATCCGATCGTCCAGACACCGGCATCGTCCTGGTAAGCGTGGAGTATGCAGCCCTCGAAAGACTCTACGAGCGGCATTGTATCTTCTGCAATTTGATCTGGGTCCATCATACTTTATGCGGTGAGAAGTGATCGGTGATGTTGTGGCCGGTTGCGAGAACCTGCTGGTTCGTCGCCGGGTTGGCTGCCGGTGGGACGCTGCCGGGGATACCTGGTGCGCCGCCGCCAACGGGCATCCCGTTCGGTCCAGGCGGTGGTGCCGGTGAAGCGCCAGGAGTTCCGGGGGTGCCGGGGCCACCGGGGCCACCAGGGCCGGGCGGCTGGGCTGCCTGCTGTTGCGCCGCTGCTTCCGCGGCGAGTTTCTGGGTAAGCACTTCGTCCGGCGGGACCACCTGATCGGCATCCATGTCTAGGGTCTTGACGGTCTCGCGAAGCACGGCGGCGCGGCCAGTGACCCCGACGATGCTCATGTCGATGGGGTTGGCGGTGGCGGCCAGGAACTCGGTGCGGCGCATCTGCGCGTTCTCTTTGGCGATCATGCTGTCCGCGCCATGCGCTGTGATGGACGCCGCGCCCTTGAGGTCCGGGTCATCAGAGTAGCGCATGTTGTAGATGTACAACCGCTCGATCACCGGCTTGATGAGGCTGTTGTCGATATTGGCGATGACTTGCTTTATCGCCTTGCCGGCGTTGCCCATGAGCATGGACAGGCCCGATGCTGTGCGCCCTGCCCCGCCTGCGCTGTCGCCGGTCATGAACCGGGGCACGCCGGAGTATTCGTCCGCGAGGTTTGAGAACTGGTTGTATATAGCAGCGAGTTCTTGGACGTTGCTCTGCGGCTGGAAGAACGTGATAGGGTTGCGCACACCATCGCCGTAGGAGTTGCCGGAGATTTGCCAGATGCGCCACGGCGTGATCTGCGAAAGGTCTTCACCATCCGCCAACATGCTGACATCCACAACAACCTGCGGCCCGGACGCCATTGCCATGTTGTTGACCAGCGAGCGCGCTGCGGCGTTGCACACGATCTGCACGTCACGCACGATGTCGGCAACCGAGCGGCCCCAGAAACTACCGGGGACATTTTCATAGGACGCTTTGTAATACGGCCGGCGGTGCATCGGGTCGGGGTTGAGCACGGCCTTGATAACCTGGTCGCCGATCAGCCAAGCCTCGACATCGTACTCCTGGGTCGGGTCGGGAACATCCTTGGCTTCCATTCCCCAATCGAGGAGGTCTTGACCCATGATGCTTCCCCAATACTGGAGGGCGTCGATGAGATCGTCCGTGTTGTTGGCTATCTGCATCGTGCTCTGGCCCTTGGCCGCGGCGTAGGCCACGTCGTTGGTCAGCCAGGCGCGCAGCCCGTTCTGACCGTACTGCTCCAGCACGGCTTTGATGGCGGTGTCGTTGTACCCCGCGACGCCTATCAGGTCGTTGAGGTCTTGGCGCGAAAGCTGGTGGCGCTCGATCAGATACCCATCGTTCGGTGTCACGGCCGCTGGTGACGGGTAGATGTTGAACGGGTCCACGCGGTCCCACTCCAGCACGAAGGTCTTCTGGATGTCGGGGGTGTAGTTGCCGTCCTGGCCTTTGACCCACTGGAGCCGGTTCTTGTTGCGCACGATCGGGCCTTTGAGCACCGCGCTCGGGAACGTGGTGAGGTCATCGACGAAAGCGTCCAGGGCTTCGAGCCAGCCGCCTTCGAGGAGTTGGGTCTCCATCTTGGCTTCCATCCGGTTCGCTGCCTTGCGGGCCTCGGACCTGATCTGGTTCATCGCCATGTCTTTGATGTTGCGCATCAACTGGTCGCTGGTGTCCTGGCTCGGCGGCTGGCCGTTCTGGATCAGTGTCTCAAGGATGCTCTGGGTTTTCTGCACGATGTCATTGGTGACTTCGGGAGACACGTCCGGGTCATCTACCGGGTCCACGCTCCAAGGCTTCTCGTCGCCCTGGCCGAGCATCACGTCCCTGATCCACGAGCCCGCCGAGCGGCACTTGATGCCGGTGATCCCGACATAGATATCTGAGCCGCCGAACTTGCTGATCTCGGATAGGCGTTCGGGGTCGTACTTGCCTTGCCGGGCACGGAGGTTCTGCAACATGCGGTCATCGACCGTGTTGATGCGCGCCGTCCAGGCGGTCATGAATTTGTTCTTGATGAGGGCGGCGATGCCGGTGATGAGCGGGGACGCCTGCACCTGGTCGTTGGCCGCAGCCTGCCGCTCGCGCTCCATCTCCAGCGTCTTGCCCAGCGTGACGCCCTGGATCGTACCTAGGGAGTAAACCGGCATGTTCGGCTGCGCCATCATCTGCGGCGTCTGCACTTGCGGCGCTGGCTGAGCAGGCTGGCCGGGGCCGGGCGCCGCACCCAGCGGGTTGCCTATACCCATCGCGCCAGCTAGCCCCAGGCCCGATGACGGACCCTGAGAAGGGTTAGGTGGTGTGATGGTCTGGCTCATTCGGGGGTGCTTTCAGTTAGGCTGCAACGAGGTCGAGTGCATACGCGCCAAGCACGAAGCCCTGATCGAAAAAGCTGCGGTCGATCGCCTGATCCTCGCCCCAGGTGGTTGCGCGGGTGAGCGCCCCCATGAAGCTATCCGCCCAGATGGCGTGACGCCCCCAGGTGCCGGGATAGCCTGACGCCATCCAAGTGCCGGGAGCCTGCTGCTGGATGGCGAGGGCGACAAGCAATAGGACGCCGCCGCGGGTGGAGATCATCCTGCGGATGCCGTCCTCGTCGGTGCCGGCGATGGCGGTGGCCTGGCCCAGCTTGTATCCGAAAATCGGGTTGGCCTGCCACCAAGCGAACCCTGCGGTCGGGTCGGTGCCCTGGTCGGTGGTAGGGTCGTGCGGACTGTAGCCGGTCATGCCTGAGTAGGCGTCCACGGGAACCTGGTCGTTAATCGGGACAGTGATGCCTTTGGACCGCGCTAGGAAAGTCTGCACCGCGTTGGTGCAAGCGGTCGGGAAACAATCCCCGATCACGTCGTTGTGCCCTGTCACGCGCGGCGTGCCGCCGATGCGGGCGTATGATCCGTCTGGCTGAGGGGTTGCTCCGAACAGCTTGGCTGGAGCGAAATTCTCATCGCTCCAGCGAAGCCCCAGCCGCATCGCGGCACGCTGCGCGTGGGTCAGCATTAGGGCGCTTTCACACCCAGGACAGCAAGCGCCGTGTCGGCTGGCATCGGCGTTTCCACCGCGCCCACGTTGGCGATCGTCAGGGCGTTGACCAAAGACACGATGGTCTGGAGCGCCAGGAGCGCCTGGGACACCGCCGCCGGGACGGCCGCGCCGATACCCTCGGCCACGGTCTGGAACCCGGCGAAGATCGTCGAGGCATCCGCCTGGAGGCTAAGCAGCGCCGCCGGCACGTTGGTCGCGTCGAACGAGAATGAGATCTGCCCGGCGTACTCTTTGTCCAGCGCAGCGATGGCTGTGCCGACCGCCGCCTGGGCTGCCTTGATAATAGTGGCTGCCGGTGCCGGGATCGCCGCAGCGATCAGCGGGTTGCTAGTCAGCAGCGTCACTGAGTTCTCGACCGCCTGCGCATAGGCGTTCACGGCTGCGAGGTTGACCGTCAAGGTCGTTACCCCGTTGACGGTGGAGACGGCGCACCCGGCCAGGGCCAGGGCGGTGAAGGCGGAGGTAAGTAAAAGCTTACGACGCTGCATTGGTTTTCTCCTGTTGAACTTCGCGGATGACGATCTCGTTGCCGTCCCAGACATGCAGGGCATGTGCGGTCTCGCCGGGCTTGATTTCGGCAAGCTGGGTGTCGGGGCTGGCGGGGGTGTTGCTATCTGCCGGAGCCGGGTGGCGGTGGTAGACCCGCACGACGTGGCCCTCACCGGGGGCGCTCTCGTTGGTGATCTTGACCTGCGTGGTCATTGCGCGACCTCCTGGGCGGATGGTGAGGATAGCGGTATCTCCCCGGCCAAGCCCGCGCCACCGGGCTGTGCCTGCACGGCTGGGGCCGGCGGGTCCACTGTCTGGATGATGGCAGGCTCAAGGGCCTGCGCCACGTCCTGGCCGTCCACGAACAGCGCCGGGAGCGAGGAGCGTAGCTGACGGGTGACGACGGCTTCGGTCGTGTCTTTGACCAGCTTCTCAAGGCTGGTGTCGGCCGCCGTGTTATCCGGCAGCACGAGGTTGACCAGGGTGTAAGCTGCCGCCCCGGCGGCGGCCGCGATATCGGTCTGCTTGGTCAGCAGGTTGGCGAGGACGGCCGCGATGGAGCCCACCGCTGCGCCGATCCCATGGATCGTGGTGGGTTGTGTCACCCACCGCTCGAACGCTGTTTCGGTCAATTAAAATCTCCTGTCAGTAGGTTGATAATCAAACGCACCAGGCTCCAGACGGCGAACAGCCCGAGGGCGAACGCCACGCCAGCCCGGACCCAGGTGGACCAGTGTGTCGGCCCTGGTTGGAACTGGAGGCGGCAATGGTCCTTCTGGACCACGACATCGAGGAACTTGCAGAAGAAGCACCAGCCATCGTGGCGCGGCCCGGTCTGGCCGTTCTTGGTCCATCCTGCGCCGATCGCCGTGCGCTTGCTCAAGGTCATCCCGGCTTTACCGCCGGTCAGGACGTTGATGCTCTCGTCGAACGAGATGCCGTTCTGGTCGATCTGCTTGAGGTTGTTGACGACCCACCACTTCACCGCGCGTACCAGCTTCTCCCTGCGCGTCAGCGGGGTGAAGGGTTTGCGGATCATTGGCTGAACCCCGCGACTAGGAACATGTTGGTCTGGGCTGTGGTCCCGTTGGTGTAGGTGATCTGATACCACGGCGCGATCGCCTTGATGCTGGCAGTGAGCGGGACGCCCGCAGCCACGGTAGCCTCGTAGACCGGGTGAAAGTTCGTGCCGTCCAGGGACGCCGAGACCACCAACCCGTTGGTAGCGGACGCCTGCGCGCTCTCTACCTCGATGTTCAGGTTCGGCCCAAGCTCTGAGGCAGCGTTGATCTTACCACTGGTGAAGACGCCGTTGGCGGCCAGTAGCGCGGTGGTCTGGAGTTGCATCTGATTTCCTGTGCTGCTGTGTTAGCGGCTTAGGCGTGATTAGGTGCTAACAGATATCAGGTCCACCCACGAGATGCAATAGGTTTTACCTCACGCCGCGCGGCCTTGGTGCTCATCTCGGAGCCGAATGTGCGGCCTCCATCTGCATACAGGCATAGGTACTGGAGCGCGTCGGCGATGTGGGACGAGGCGTTTTTGTCCGGCCTGTCGTCAGCCTGCCCTGTGCGCTTGACCCGATAACGATATCCGCCACGCAGCGCCCGCACGGTCTCGGGGCACGCCTTGGCGTCGATGAGCATCCGGGGTTTGCCGTCCACATAGCCGTTAAGAAACGCATCCACCGCGGCGATCCGGGCGACGGTGGCGTTCGTGGCGGCCGGCACGACCCGGAACCCCTCAGCCCGCAGGATGTCGAACACGGTGCGCTCGTCGGTCTGAGCACGTTGTGCCCCCGCCGGGTCGCCAATCACGATGGCGCGGGTATTGGGGAACCGGGAAGCTAACAGGGGCTTAAGCCGCTCACGGATAAACCGCAGCACGCCCATGTCCTCGCTCACCGCCTCGGCAAGTACCAGCAACCTGCCACCTGGATATATCTGGCCAATCACAGCCGCCGGGGTGAGGCCGAAGTCGTGGCCGATGATAAGCGGGGTATCGAGCATGGATGATACATGGCGTAGCTCGCTCTTGGCGACATGGACATCGAGGTTGAATGAGGGGAACACCGGGCGGCCGGAGAGCGACTTGCCGAACTTGGCGTGGATGTACACGTCGATCCAGTCCTGGCTCTTACCCTCCATCAAGTTGCCGTAATAGTTCGCCGGCAGGTACTCGGTCCAGTCGGCCTCCTCACTGAGCCCGCTCGGCTGGAAGAACACCTCGGCATTGTTGGGCGGCTCAGATAGATACCCCTCCCAGAACGTATCCATGTCCGGTGGGTTAGACATCCCCCACAGGTGTTTGTTCTCCTCACCATCGTCGGTCACGCAGCCCACGCCGTTCTCCAGCTTGGACGGGAACCGCCCGAGCCGCCCTTGCAGCGCCTCGAAGATGTCCTGGTTGATCTCGCGGAACTCGTCGAGGATGCCGAACGATGCCTGCAATGAGAGAAGTTTCTTCACGTCGTCCGCGTCGTCGAGCCCGCGGAACATGATCTCGCACTCGACATCACCGAACCGCAACATGAACTTGCCGTAGGTCTTTTCATATTCACCGAACAGACCAGGCTTGTACCACTTGAGCACGTCTGGGATGGAGGTATCGCGCAACTGCTCGCGGGTGTTGCGCACCCAGATGGCACGGGACCGGCGCACCCCGTCGTGGCACTTAGCCATCTTCGCTGCGTGATATGCGATCTTCATTATACCCGCCGTGGTCTTCGTTGAGCCGAGCGGCCCGACGATCAGCGAGATGAAGCTGTTGGACAACAGGAACGGTGTGACGCTCTTTGGCGGGTTATACTCAATTTTACTCACCGCCCAGACACTCCAGGCGGCGAGGCGTTTACCTGCGCAGGAGAGCAGTCACCCAGCAGCAGATCGCAAACGCATCGAACATCAACCAAAATATCTGCTCGCCGCTCATGGTCCCTGCTCCGACTTGCGTGTGTTGAGAACACCATCATGCACCCGATCCACCACGAGGGCAATCATTACGTTTACAGGTGAGGTTCGACTCTGGTGTGGGGGGCATCGACAACGGCGGAAACATGTCACGAGTTCCTGTGGGTTGATGGCGCCGGGGTGGCGATCGTCAGAGCGTGGTAAAGTGCCGGTTCCCGTGGATCGAGAACTCCGGCATCTTAAGGTCTTTGATACCCGCGGCCCCGGTGCGATCCCGCTCTTTCCTTGCGGCGATGGCATCGGTGAGTTCCTGCGGCGAAATTTTTATGCGCGGCGTGTCGAGGGGTGGCGGGGCCGCGAGCTTATCAAACCCCGCCAGGATATCCTCCATGGAGATGTCGGCCGCGCTGGGTGTGATGGGTACTCCGGTATGCGACGAGCCTGCCGGCATGGGTGCCACTCCGGCATCGTCTTGCGGGTCGATGAGGATCGTTTCGTCCCGGCTGGCGAGGATATGCGTGGGTGCCTCGCCGAGATCACCCAATGCGTCCGGTGCCTGGTCGGGCAGGGCGATGCCTTCAAGGGTGATGGTGGGCGATGGCGGGGTGGCGGGTGCTGCGCCAGGCCCGAGCGTCACCGTCACCTGGTTGGGTGTGGTAGCGCCTGGGTCGAAGTTGAACACGATGCTCGCGGTGTTAGCGACGTTCTGCGCTGGGGGTTTGAGCTTGTTGCGGCGATGGTCGAGGGCTTCGTATGCGGACTTCTTATCGCGCACCTCGATAGACTTCATCGCGGCGACGTAGATGCTGTCCGTGATGTTGTCGATCTGGAGGTCGAGGATGGCGACGCGCTTGTCGATCCCATCGGTAGCGAGAGACTGCGCAACCGCGGCATCACGCAGCGTTTGCTCCAAAATGGTTGGGTCCAGGCCGTACTGGTGGGCGAGCAGGCGCAGGTTCGCATCCGCTGTGATCTTGTCGATCAGGGCTTGGGGGGTTTGGGCCGGCGGAGGTGCCAGGGTTTGGGACATGGGTGGTGAAGTGTTAGCGGGGTTTTGGGGTGTTAGCAACAAAATGTAGTGATGTATCTTATGTTACGGGGGTTTGAAAATGGCCTTCGCACTCACGGGCTGCCGTTATGATGACCTGGGGTGCCGACGCGCTGGTCCGATATGACCACCCCGCCACCATGTAACATGGCACGTTGCGCGTTTGATTAACTGCGGTTAATCGCTCTTGTTTGACATACAAGCTAACACGTGCTAACTTGTTGTTGCGTGACTACTTCAGCGCACTAACTACTAACTTGTTAGGTGATAACATGTTTCATCATGTTGTTGGCTTGTTCATTATCGGACTAACCATTGCTGGCATGTGCCAGTTAATCGGTATCTATTAACTCACTCACACATAAGGATGTTTACATATGTCTAACGTTGCAAAAACGCCCCATGCCAATGCCATGGCGCAAGCCCCTGTTACTTATAACCCTGAAAGCTTTGTGATAGGCGTTGCCGGGGTTATCAAGGCTGACGCACAAGCGGGCTTGTCATTTGTGCAGGGAGTTGTGAAGCAGATTAAAGCTTGCCAGCTTCCAGCACTAAGCCCGGCCAGATATGACGCGGAATTATCTCCCGTGTTCAAGAAACTCATTGCGGATAAAACCGGGCTTTCTGAACAATCGGCGCGTATCTATCAGGCGGTGATTAAACCCATGGTCATTGCGCTGACCAATGGTTTCGTGCTGCCAGATGATGCGCGCTCTAAGAACGCTGCCGCCAAGGCTTGCGTGGCGTTTATCAGAACAAAAGGCTGGGGCACGACGCACGGCCGCAAAGCCCGTCAGCCCGGCGCAGGCGGCGCAGGAGGGGTAGGCGATGTCGGGGGCGGCGATGATAAAGACGCTGAGCCCGTCACGCTGCAAGATATCGCTGATTTATTGTTTGGCGATAATCCGGCCGCGCGTAATGCCTTTGTGTTGCTTGCTAAGAAACCCGAAGCTTTGGGCAAGCTGCTGATAGATGAGGCTGCAAAGCAAGCGCCCGTTGCTAAGCCTAGCGTGACGCCTCGCCGCTATAAGATGCTGTCCGCGTGAGGTAAACCCCCTCACACATACTAACCTACAACAGCCCCCTAGGCGAAAGCCTAGGGGGCTTTCTTGTGTCTGTAGCTTGCCGTGCGACCCTGGTGTGGTGCGACCCTGGTGGGGGGGTGTGGCGCACCCCTGGTGGGGGTGGGGTGCGACCCTGTGTGTGTGTGTGTGTGTGTGTGTGTGTGTGTGTGTGTGTGTGTGGCGCGACCCTGTGTGACACAAAAGACACGGTAACACGGCGCGGCCATAAACCATTGAACGCGCTACATATTTTAGGGGGGTATAACAAAACCGATGCGGGGTGTTAGGAGCACTGTACAAAAACGCTGCGCGATTAACCATGGTTAATCATCGCGAGGGCGACTTACTCCAGGTTTTAGCGGGCGAGAATAAGTAAGAATGGCGGATATCCGCCATTTTTTGCCTTACTTAACCCATTGAAGAACAAGTTGTCATTACGCTATGGCGACGAATTTGTTTAGGTTTTTCAAGGTAGTTAGTTATAGTTATCGAGTAATAATAATTTAACTTGTTCTTGACCTAGACATATAGGAGCCGTCGTGACGACCCCTTGTGGGGATTCCCACCGAGCCGCCTGTTTTTGAGAGGTATATATTTTGGCTGGAAGAACAAGCTTAGTAATGTTTCATCCACCCACCACACAAAACCCCACAACCCATTGATATATATAGTTCACATACCCCCTTTTTTCATTACGAAACCGTACTATCAACTCACTCTCTGTACGATACCGGAACAAGAACAAGTCAACATTTACGCATAGTTTAACGGACAAGCGGATAATATACTAAAGAAAACAGCCGATAATATCGTACATCCCGCTAAAGCTCCCTTGAAACTAGCTGTAAACTAACTATTGAAAAACCCGCTCACACCTGCTAACTAGTTTAACGGGTGTATTCCCACCTAAAACCCATTAACCACGGTTAATCGAGAGGTAAAACCATGAGTTCAAAGCTTCACACACATTTGCAGAAGTCTGCGATACTGAATTTAATGCTGGAGGTTACGCAAATACCTGTTACGAAACTAGCTAAACTCTTAGGGACCGATCGAGCACATCTGGAACGGTGCCGGTTTGGCCGTGAGGTCTTGCCGGACGATGTGCTGGCATGGTTACAGGCAATGGCTGAACTCGCCAGCCGCGCGCCTACGCTCGCCCCCTCGCCGGCCAAGATTACGCAAGAGCTATCGGCACGCTCGCCGCATACCGCGCAAGCAACCCCTCACACCTCGCCAGAGGATGCAGCCGAGGCGGAATTTTTGGCGGCGTGTGCGGCGTTCTCGCAACCCGCACCGCCACCACCAAAGTACGATGGCGCGGAATTTGCGGAAGCGATGGTCCAGCGCACGCCCGAGCAAGAGGAATTACTCCAGAGCGTATTGGATGAGTTAAATGATTAACCTCCCGCATGACTACACGGAGGGGTTGGGGTGCCAGGTAAGCCCGGCCAACACCCCACCCCCACCCCCACCCCCACCCCCACCCCCACCCCCACCCCAAGATCGTTAGCCATGCGGGCCAGGAGCTAGAGGTGGACGCGCGTAGCATGTTCTGGGACGCCAGCGCGTTGCGAGATAAGCCATACACGGAAGCAAAGCCGTGACGCCGTTTGAGCTAAGCCAAGCGCGCGAACTGCGCGAGGCGTTGGATGTTATACCGATGCAGCCAGCGAAGATCGCGCGGCTTATAAACGCCACACCCCAACAACTCACACGTTGGCGCATGGCGCGCGAGCCAGTCGATGAGCGGATACTTGCTTGGCTCGTGCGGCTCGCACGCCTAATAGAAAAACGTCCCAAACTCAGGCGCGTAACGTCACGCACAAGCTAACATACACCCACAACAAGTTGACATAAGCTAACGGATAAGTTATGTTAGGTGAGATGAATGGGAAGCACCACTCATCACACCCACACAACACTTAAACTTAAGCGATTAACCGTGGTTAATCAGGAGATTGGACAATGAAGCTGTATATGGTGGAGGGCGACTCCAGAGAAGGCCATAGGCATAAGGTGTTTATCGTCGCCAACGACGAGCATGAGGCGGTGTCTCATGCGGCGGAGATGCTGACCATCGCGCCGCCGGAGCATGTCTATGAACTGCCCGCGCCGACGAAGGCCAACGCGGGGTGGAACGATCTGTTCAACATGAAGCAATGGCGGGCACGCCGCACAACGGGTGGCGAATGGTACGCCATCTAACAACCATTAACCACGGTTAATCAGGAGATAGCGATGTTTGATGCAACATTTACGCCGCATGAACGCGAACTGTTCCGCAAGTCGAATGATACGCGGCGCGCCATGTTCGCGTATCACCTAATGACGCACCTGCAAGTCGAGGCGCAAGCCTTGAAAACGTCAGTGGATTGGCACGCCAACAGTCACGACTACATGCTCGCCCAGATCGCCGTCGTCGAGGCCATACACGACGCGGTGCTTATCAGCCGGGAATACTTCGAGCTGTTGTGCGCGAACCACGCAGCGCCGCCTGTGCCCGTCGCCGGGAGCTGGCTCGCAACGGATAGGTCGGAGGACGCTGCGACGGCAGAGGAAGAAACGGATAAGCTCGTCGCCGAGGCAGGGCTACCGAACGGCAGCAATCAGTAATTAACCACGGTTAATCAGGAGATTAATATGCAAGGACCAAACAATAAGGACCGCGCACAATGGGCGCGTGATGCTGTGCATAGCTTTATGGGAGACACCGGCTTAAACCCACGCATCCGCGAAGACTACGAGTGCGGCGTGCGCGACCTGCTCGCCGACCTGCGGCACCTGTGCGCCGAAGACGGGTTTGACTTTGAAGCGTTCGTCGAAGGGTCGGCCAGCGTGTTCAATGAGGAAGTGCAGGAGGAAGCCGAAGAGGCAGCCGAGATATCCGGCACGGGGCGCTGGGCGGTCTCTCACGTCAACCCGAAGCAGGAGATAACCCATGACCGATAAAAAACACCCGATGCTTGGTCGCCACTGTATTATCCGCACCTACTCGGCAGGCGTTCATATCGGCATCGTCAACTATGTCGAAGGCATGGAGGTTCACCTCACAGACGCGCTGCGTTTGTGGTCCTGGGAAGGCGGCGGCTTGTCGCTGTCCGCCATCGCCCAGGTCGGTATGAAAGGTGGTCGGGTCGATCGGACGCGCGAGGTTTACCTCACGAACGTTATCGAGATCATCCCGACAACTGAGGATGCGCGCAAGACATACGGGAGGTTCATAGAGAAATGAGTACGCGCGGCGCACATCACAACGACCCGCCGAACGCCGGACACGGACACGGACACGGACACGGACACGGAGACGGAGACGGACACGGAGACGGACACGGACACGGAGACGCTCACCGCCTGCAAGAGCAGCAGGCGGTGAGCGTCGTGGCGCGAGCGTTCTTCCAGCGCCAGTGGATGGTCGAGCGTTTGACGAACACCCAACCAATTAACCACAGTTAATCAACAGGAGAATGTGCGATGAGCACCCACAAGCTTTATTTCATCGAGAGCGCAGACTACCCCGAGGCCTGAGACCACCTGCTCGTCTAGCGTTTTCACTAGCGTGAGGCTCGCTCTCACGCTAACCTCCTAACACCCCCTCACCATTAACCACGGTTAATCACCCCATGAACCTACATATAATCGGAGAGCTATACCTGCTCTCCCAACTGGCGACCCTGGCGCTGATCCTCACTGTAGGGTGGCACCACAACCTCAACAACCCCCACTTCGACAGAGAAGGAAACAGGCTATGAGCGCACACAACCACGACACCCAAACATCCAGCGATATCTTGTCACCCGCTGACAGGGATTTTCTGGAGCGGATCGGCGACGACAAAGAACTTCTCAACGAGTTGGTCGAGAAGACCATCGAGGTGTGCAACCTGTGTGGGATGCTCAAGTCCCAGGGAGCTATTCTTTCTGACACCATGGAGGCCGTCCACCAGAAACTCCACCACATGGTCGAGGCCAAGGTCGCCGATGGCGCGCTTATCCGTATCGACGTGGACGGCCAGAGCGTCCTGGCGCTCGCCGGCTGCGACGTGGAGGTGGTCAAGGCCGATGTCCGCAAAGCCATGGCTGAGCAGGATATGGGTGGCGCGCAGAACGCCCCCTCGTCCGGGGCCGTCCAGTGATCTGGACGAAGGACTTCACATGTAGCGTCTCCATGACACGCCCCGAGAGGGGTGCTGTCAGAGGCGGGTGGAAGGACAGGCTGGCATGGCGGCTGCGGTTCTGGGCCGACAAGCTGGACGGCTGGGCATCTTATGGTGTGATCGTCAAGGCGAGCGAGACGATCGCATGCGAGGAGTGGCGGGAGGCCATGGTTTACGGGGTGTGGGGGATGCACGCACACCTTAAAGCCCAGCTACAAGATCGCCTCACCGAGTTTGAGGTTGTGGGTGATGATGGCTGGGATAATCGCCGGAGGAACGCCCATGATTAACTGGATACATCGCAACGTCGGAAAGTGGGGGATAACGTGTGTCCCAGATTTCTGGCCCGAGGAATACGATAAGGTCGCAGTCTCCGAGGGATGGTTCATGTTCTTCGGTGAGGAGAGCTCCCGGGCTGTCGTGCAGCGCATCGACCACCCGGATGAGTGGCTGTTTGGGGCACCCGTTGAGCCGATCATCGAAAGCGATGAGGAAGCAATGGCGTTGATAAAGCGGAAGGCTGCCGAGGGTAGCCAGATGCACAAGTGCGCGCTGAGGGTTGTGGCACAATTCAAGATGTGGGAAGCCGTGACATAGGGCTGAGGCGGAGTAACACCTAACACTTGTGTCAGCAACTTGACATAAGCTAACCGTTACGCTATCATACTAACACTACCCGAAAACCTAACACCACCAACCCATTAACCATGGTTAATCGGAGATCACACACATGAAGAACACTAGCTACAACGTCGCCGGAAGTATCCGGCCCGGCACACTATACGAGCCGCGCGCCAAGCGTAACGCTCGTCAGCAGAAACGACACCTCAAGCGCGTCGCCATGTGGCGGCTCGTTGACACCGCACTTATCATTCTCGGCCTATGCGCCCTGGTGGGCGTTGGTCTTATTGTGGAGAGCATCTGATGGCACGCGAAAAGATTGTTCACTCGTCCTATACCACGTTCTTTCAGTCGTGGCGTAAGAACCCCTTGGGGCGAGGTGAGTACCGAGGCAGGGCGTCGTTCGCGAACGGCGTGTTCTGGTCATACCGCACGGTGATCGGGAGATTGTTTCCAGAGCGGGGCGTGTATTTATCAACCACCTATAGCTACTCGAACACCGTATGTGGCCAGCGGAACTCTGCGGAGTCGGCCATGCGGGGGTATGGTGCGAAGGTGCTGAGCGTGCCGGAATTGGAAGGGGACTCGACGAGCCACGCACGCAACGAGGCGTATTTTCGTCAGGGGTACGCTCAGTTTCTTGCCATGAGATATATCTCGGATGGGGCGCGCGAGCGGTTTTATCTCAAAGGGGGTGAATTGGCGATGCGTCTCGAAGGTTTGCGCGACCAGATGGCGGCGTACAGCCAAGCGTTTGATCTTGCGTGGTCGCTACCTGACGCCGAGGGCGATGCAGCCCGCAAGATCGCCGCGCACTTCGACCCGAAACGTCAGGCTCGCCTCGCCGCATCACGTGAGAAAGCCCGCAAGATACGCGAGCGGAAGATGATGGTCGAGATGATCCAGGGTAAGCGCGCGATGGGTGACACCCGGCCGAGGCGCGTCGTGTTCGGCGAACGCATGGTGCATACCAAGTATGGGTGGATGCCAGACGACCAAGCGGCCTAAGATGGGGTGTGTTAGCAGTTAAATAATCGTTGACTGCTAACACCTCCCTGCGTACTCTCCCTCACCGGCATCGTGCCGTGATATATGAGGAGTCCACACACATGACTACCAAAAGCCCGCGCGTTCAGATCGAAGATTGGGGTCAGTTTCTTACCGAGGCAGACCAGACCACGTTCTATGGGCTGAACGCCGAGATTGCGAACCTGGAGAAGAAGCTCAAGGAACGCATGGCGCTGCGTCGCAAGCTGCGTACCAAGGCGCAACACGCTGCGCGTAACATCGCGCTGCACAAGCTGGCTGCGCACCTCAACACCCCAACCGAGGAAATCCCGACCGAGGAACCTGTGGAGGAGATGCAGGACGACACCCAGGGCGACCTGTTCGAGCACGCCGCCGAGTAATTAACCGCGGTTAATCGCGTAGTTTATAGCAACGGCCAGGATGTTCTCCTGGCCGTAGTTGTTTGGAGAGAGTGATGCCGAAATACACCTACCTCAGCAGCCCCACCGAGATGTTCTCTGTCACCGCGCCAGATCGTCGCACGGCTCTCGCCATGGTCAGGTTCAAGCGCCCCAACTACACGCTGTATGAACTGGCGAAGTGGATGTATGTCGGCGAGTACCGTGGGACGGCTATTAATTGGGCCTACACCTCAGATGAGGTTCTGATGATCTTGGAGGCGGGCAATGCCAAGATATAAAGTCCACACCTACATCTTTGAAGCCGCATCTGATGAAGGTGCGGTTGCCACCATGAAATTCCACTCACCCGAAACCCCGACAGAGTTGATACAAGACCTCCTCTGGAGGTTCTACGATGGGGGATGGAGGCGCGTCTGGCCGCACGAGGACAATAAAATTAAAAGCCTAATGCCAGGTGCGGCGCTTAAATCTTACATGGCGCTGACTACTAAGTGTGACTACCTAGCAGCAACCAACATCCTACGTAATGTCAAAGCCATGTATTTCGAGAGGACAAAAGAATGAACACCTACCGATGCCACGACTACGAGTTCCAAGCGAAGGACGATCGCGGCGCAGTAGCGCACATCAGGATCCTGTCGCCGGGCACACCGATTGACATCATCCGCTGGGAGCTAACGGTGAAGTGCAACACAGGCCGTTTCGCTAGCGTCTTCTATACGCGCGGCGTGTCGATGAACAACGGAGATATACCAACCCTCCGGAAGCGCATGAGGGAGCTAAGCAAGACCTCCTAACAACAACTTGACATAAGCTAACACATTTGGTAATATGTTTATGTTAGATGAGAGATGCGGTTGCTCACCTAACCCTTCCGACCCAACCGATTAACCGCAGTTAATCACTTCACAAAACCCCAACATTCATCAGGAGCTAAACCAATGAAAGCCTCACAGCTTGCACAGACCATTCGCGCGTACATCGAGAACAAGAACACGCTCATCATTCAGTCCGAGCCGGGCGTGGGCAAGACCCAGATCGCCAGCGACGTGACGAGGGAGATAGGGTTGCAACTCATTCATATCCATGTGCCGTCGAAGGGCGTGGAAGATTTCGGTCTGCCGACATTCAGCGCGGACAAACTCTACCACAGCTTCTCGCGCCCCGACTTCCTGCCCATCGAAGGGAGCGATTACCCCGACGAGGGCGTGATCCTGGCGGATGAATTGTCGCAGGCCGCCGGGGCTGAGCAGAAGGTTTGGGCGAACATCATCCAGGCCAAAGAGGTCCATGGACACAAGATCAAACCCGGCTGGTCGGTCATCGCCACCGGCAACCGCTCAACCGACCGGGCCGGTGCCAGCAAGCTGCTGAGCCACCTGGCCGGGCGCGGCACCATCGTCACGCTCGACCCGGACCTGGACGATTGGTGCAGGTACGCGCTGGCACATGGTGGACGGCCGGAGGTGGTGTCCTTCCTGCGGTTCAAGCCGGGGCTGCTGGTGGACTTCGACCCGAAGCGCGAGATCAATGCATCGCCGCGCCAGTGGTTGGAGCGCGTCTCGCCGATGCTAGGCAAGCTGTCGAAGGACATCGAGCATGAGGTGTTCCAGGGTAGCGTTGGCGAGGGGCCGGCGGCGGAGTTCGTGGGGTATCTCGACCTGCTGCGCAAGCTGCCTAGCCCGGACGTTATCCTCACCCAGCCGGACAAGGCGGAGGTGCCGACCGAGGCGGCGGTGCGCTATGCCATCTGCGGGGCCATCGCGTACCGGGCGACCGAGACCAACATGGACCGGGTTCTCACCTATGCCCGCCGGCTGCCCGCCGAGTATGCGGTGCTGGTGATGCGTGATGCGCTGGGCCGGAACCCAGACCTGGCTGGCACCGCGGCGGCGATCGACTGGTTCTCCACCGATGGTGCGGAGATCATGCTCTGATGGCCGGCCTGCGGGCGTATCAGAACTTGTTGCTGAGCCCGAAGATTGCCAAGGGTGCGCGTGACGCCATCCTCGACATCGCGACCAACGCGCAGAACGTGCGACCCCTCGATGTGTGGGAAGTCGGTGCGCTCTGCGAAGCAATTAACCATGGTTAATCATAGGAGATTTTGAAATGAGCCTATCAACCAAGACCATGCTCACCACCCTGAACATCTCTCAATGGTCAGCCCGCAAGCTCGACAAGCGGGAGACTGAGGCAGTCACCATCAAGCATGGCACCAGCGATAACGTGGCAAGGGTGAGCAAGACCATCCTCCCGAGCGCGGTGTCGCTGGAGGCGATCCACAAAAAGACCAACGACGTGCGGAAGTTCTTCTACGACAACACCCTGCCATGGCAGGCCGATGGCGTGGCGATCCTCAAGGCCACGCACTATATGAAGTTCGCAGAGGAGATGGGCAAACTCATCCGCGAGTGGGGAGGGCTGGTCAGCAACTTCCTGCATGACTATCCCACCCTGCGCAGTCAAGCTGCCGTCGCCATGAACGGACTCTACAACCCGGACGACTACCCCGACGAGTACGACCTGGAGAAAAAATTCCAGATCGGCATCCGGTTCATGCCGATGCCGGATGCCGGGGACTGGCGCGTGGATATCGCCGACGAGGAGGTGGTGAAACTCCGCGACCACCTGGAGGAGCAAACCAAGGCCGGTGTGCAGGAGGCGATGAAGGAAGTCTGGAGCCGGCTCTCGCTCATCGTGGAACACGCTGCTGAAAAACTCTCGCAGCCTGACGCCATCTTCCGCAACTCGCTGGTGGAAAATGCCAGGAAGTTGTGCGAGGTTCTGCCGTCGCTCAACATCACGGATGATCCGAACCTGACCCGTATGGGTGAGGAGTTGAAGGCGAAGCTGGCCGATGCCGACCCGGACTTGTTGCGCACCCGGCCGACCGAGCGCGAGAAGGCGGCGCGCGACATGCAGGATATGATGTCGAAGATGGCGGGGTTCTTTGGGCCGGGAGGGAAGTAAGATGGTTGAGAAAACCTTAAAGGACTACAACCTCTGCTGCCCAAACTGCGGCAAGGATAGCGACTTGCGGGTATCTATGAGCGTGCGGGCACGTATCACTGATAACGGCCCAGAAGAACTGGACACTGGTTGGGATTGGACTGACGACCACGCCGCATATTGTGGCGACTGTAATTGGTCTGGAGTGGCCTCACACCTTACACCGGGAGGGAAGTGATATGACGAAGGAAGAATATAGTTCCGCGTTTATCGACCAACACCGTTACACCAACGTGGAGTTTGGTGATTGGTATCAGAGCACGCTCGAATGGTTCGAGGACATGCTCACCGATCACGGGCTCAACCTCAACAAATTTCGCCGAACCACAATCAAAGGCAAAACCTGCACCGAATCCGAAATTTATTTCGAGGATCGGTATGGTTGGGACTGTTGGTTCGCCGGGTACTTCCTGTCGTCCCACCAGGCTTTGCGCGAGATCGGAGCCTCGCGCAAAGACTTCCCGATCACCTACAAACTTATGGAGAGGGGTGAAGTTATCGAGTTCAAGACGCTAGGCGACGACGAGCGCCGCAGAAGTTTGACCGAGGTAAATGCGGAGGAGGCCGAGGGTGAGTTGGATGATCTGCCGGAGATGATCGTCAAACCATACAAGGCTCTATTCGCAAAGGAGCATGCTAAGTTGGAGGCATTGCTTCAAGACTGGTACGACGACGTGCGTTCCGAGTTCGCCAGCATCTTGGAGGATGAATACGATTACCTGACGAGTGATGAGGCGGTGATCGAAAGCCTTGAAGGGAACGGGATCGTGGAGGAGCGCGAGGAGGATGAAGATGAGTCCTGCGAGTTCGCCGATTAACCACGGTTAATCAACACAATCATTTGACGTAAGCTATTAGCAGTATTAAAATCTCTACAACATAACAGGAGCTAACCAAAATGAGCAACCTCACCGCCGATCAGAAGATCGCCAAAGCCAGAGCAGCTATCATTCTCAGCCAAGCGTTCTTCGCTACCATCCTCTGCTCGCTGGAGATGGTCGAAGAAACGAGTAAGTCAAACCCCACCATGAAGGTGAACGGCGAGCGCATCGCGTGGAACCGAGAGTTCGTGGACAGTCTCTCTTTCGACGAGACCAGGTTCGTACTGTGCCACGAGGTGCTGCACTGTGTCTTGGAACATCCGTTCCGGCTCAAGGGCCGCAAACACAAGCTGTTCAACATCGCTGGGGATTACATCATCAACGACATTCTCACCCAGGAAAAGATTGGCACCATGCCGAAGGGCGGCTGCTACGATCCCGCACTCGTCGCCGCCGGCAAATGCACGACGGACGGCGTGTATAACATCCTCGACAAGCTGGATGATGGCAACGATGATGGGAACAACGAAGGCGAGGGCGGGGGCTCGGGCGGCTCGGGCAACCCCCACAACCCGAACCAGCGCGCCCTCGACGAGTGCGAACCCGAGGGATCACCTCAGAGTTCCGCGGCGGAGGAGGCTGCAAAGTCCAAGATGAAAGTGTTGGCCGGTCAGGCAGCGCAGGCTGCGAAGATGTGCGGTCAGCTTGGGGCGAACATGGAGCGTATCCTTAGCAGCGTCATGCAGCCGGTGGTGGATTGGCGCGCGGTGTTGCAGGACTTCATGCAGACCCGCTCGAAGGACGAGGTGAGTTTCCTCAAGCCGAACCGCAGGTTCCTGGCGCATGACATCTACTTGCCGTCGCGGACTGGCGAGCGGCTGGGTAAGATCGGCGTGGCCGTGGACTGCTCAGGCTCCGTCAATGATAAAGAGATCGCGGAGTTTGCAGCGGAGATCATCGACATCAAGGCCAGGCTCGCGCCATCCGAGATGCATGTCGTGTACTTTCACCATGAGGTGAGCAAGCATGACATCTTCTCGCAGGATGACGACCTGGACATCAAGCCGAACGGGACCGGCGGCACGGCGTTCTCGCCGATCTTCCGTGCCCTGGAGCCTTACGCTGGGGAGCTAGACGCGGTGGTCGTGCTGACCGATCTCTGCTGCTTGGACTTCGGGCCGGAGCCGGAGTACCCTGTGTTGTGGGTATCCAACGCCTACGACCAAGCCCCGTGGGGTGAGATCGTGATGATGAAGCCAGGGAAGGTGTGATGGCGATGTCGGGCTTGAGCGCGAGCGAAATCGCAAAGTTCCGCACAGCCTGGCGCAGCTTCGTGGCGATAGGTGGGGTACGTCGGATGGCACAGTACATCGCCGCCGACATCGCCGAGCACGGTCCTATGGTGGTCGGGGTAACCGAGCCGGGGGGCCGGTGGCAACTCCCGCCTCGGGCCGCTGACGACTACGGGGAGCGGGACCGCATCGCTCGCGAGGTGGACCTGCGAGCAGCCGCTAAGCTGGCGCTGTACGTGGAGGGGTTCTTCGCAGACCCGACAGAGCGCCGGTGGCAATGGGCGGAGATTGCCGGCGATGACATAGTGCTGGCGTGCTACGCGCTAACAAGCTAGGCTGTTAGCACCCCCGGCGGGTTTGCCAGTTTTCCCTGCCGGGGCGGGCCAATGCAGGCAAGAGGCGTCATATCCCTCGCAGCATGTGATGGCTTCTCCTAGCCGGGCACCTGCCGTCGTTGGCTGGCCGACGTTAACTGCCAGCCACTTTTCAGGAGGCTACTGTGAACAAGATGAAGAAACGTCGAGAGCTTATCGAGCAGGCCAGACAACTAGGCTACGAGCCGGGCCTGACCGCCAGCGGGCACCTGCGGTTCACCCACCCCCTCACCCGCCGCGTGGTGACGTGCAGCACCAACACGGGCAAGAGAGCCACCCAGAACGCGCTCAGCGACCTGCGCCGGTACGCCCGCACATGAAGCTCATCGGCTTCGATGTGGAGACCCAGGGCGACCATCCGACCTGGGCGCTGGAGCCTTTCCGGCTTATGTCCGGCGGGGCGCGAGTAAGCTCCAGTGCGTGGATGAAACCTGACAAGAGCTATCAGCGCCTCACAGAGTTCCCATCGGCTGAGTACCTGGCCAGCGAGGTCGAGCGGTGGACAGATGAGGGTTACTACATTGTGGGCTGGAACACCGCGTTCGACGTGGCGTGGCTCATTGCCATGGGTCTGTGGGACTTGGTGAGCCGGGCCAACTGGATCGACGGGCTGCTCATCCTAAAGCACCTCACCCAGCAACCTACCTTCCTCGGCCGCCAAAGCTTCGGCCTCAAGCCTGCCGTGGCTGCGCGCTACCCGCAGTTCGCCGGCTATGGCGACGACATAGACTTTGCGGACAACAGCCCAGAGATGCGGCGCAAGCGCCTTGCATATAACGGACTCGACGCCATCTTGACCGCCCGGATCGTCGCCGACATGCTCGACGATATGCCGTACCGCATGAAGCGCAACGCGCTCATCGAGGCGCGGAGCATACCTTTGGTGGCGCGAACACTGGTCGAGGGTATCCGCGGCGACGAGGCGGCGGCTAAGGCACTCAGCGAAAAGCTAGAACACGAGGCCAAAGTTGCTGAGATGGTCCTGCGGTTTCAGACGCACAACCATGTGATGGGCGAAACCCTGCGCAGCCCGACGCAGCTACGCAAGGTTCTCTATGTGGATTGGAACCTGACCGCGACTCGGTTCACCCAGAAGGGTGTACCTTCAACCGATCGCGCAGCACTGATGGTGCTCGCCGATAAGGACGCCCGCGCAGCCAAAGCCAATGATTACCGGGAGGCGTCGAACAACAAGACGAAGTTCGCAGACGGGATGCTCAACAGCTTGGCGTATAATGGCGACGGCTTCGTCCGCCCCGCACCCCGCCTGTACGGCACATACACGGGCCGCATGACCTACTCGTCAAAGGTGGGACGCAACAAAGACGAGATGCCGCTGGGCGTTCCGCTTCACCAATGGAAGCGCGACCCCGAGTACCGCGCCCTGATCCCGGCCCCGGAGGGCTATGACCTGTGCGAGTTTGACTTCTCGGGTCAGGAGTTCCGGTGGATGGCGGTCGAGAGCAACGACCCCACCATGCTCGCACTCTGCCAGCCGGGCGAGGACGCCCATGCTTTCATGGGGGCGCGCATCTCCGGCGAGGATTACCGCCGGGTGTGCGAGATGGTGGCGGCACAAGACAAGCACGCCAAGTCTATGAGACAGTTAGGGAAAATCGGGAATTTGTCCTGTCAGTATAAGGTATCTGCTGCACGTTTGCGTGAGGTATCGAAGACACAGTACCAGCTTGAGCTAACTGAGGCCGAGGCGACGGCGATATGGCAGGCATACCGTGATACTTACCCTGGCGTCCCAGCCTACTGGCGCAGGCAGGTCAACTTCGTTCGGCAGCACGGCTTCGCTCAAACCCTCGCCGGTCGCAAAGTGTACGTCGGGCCTAGTAACACTTGGAAACAAGAGTTCCGCTGGAGCTATGAACTAACAGGCATCAACTTCCCCATACAAGGGGTGGGCGCAGATCAGAAATACCTAGCACTCGCCTGCTGTCAGCCGCTCCTAACCAAACACAACGCGAGGTTTTACTTCGAGTTGCACGACGGTATGTTCTTTGTTGTGCCCAAGCAACACACCTTGAAATTCGCACACGAAATGAAGTTCGTCTTATCTAACCTACCATACAAGCAAGCGTGGGACTTAGATTTGCCTATCAAGTTCCCTGTTGATGCAAAGGTAGGAGCCACATGGGGGGCGCTTAAAGATTTAGATCACATTTAATTAACTGCGCTAAGTTTGATTTCGTTATGTGATGTATGTATTAGTGTCCTGGTAATAAAAGGCCAAGGACATGCAGCCACCTAAAACAACACCACCGAAAGTATTAAAGGACGCGATCGCATACCTCATCACATCTGACGCAGCCCGTGCAGAGATCAGCGCGCTGCTTAAGATAGTCGATGAGTTTGCAGAGCAGCCCAAAAAGTTCGATGGACATCTTGCTGTGCTGAACCCGCTCATTACCATAGGTGTTGCCGACAAGATATCCCTAGACAAAATGCTGGCCTTCGTCGCTAGCGTGCGGGCCAGTCCTGCGGGCGATGCCCGCAAGGCTTACCAACGGGATTTGATGGCCGACCGCCGCCGCCGCATGTACAAAGCCATCGACCTTCACGAGCTTACGAGTGGTCGGAGGTTGCGCGGAGATGAGCGCAAGCAGTACGGCCGGGATGCGCATGAGCGGTGGATGAAGGCGCTCGATGCTGAGCTAGAGGAGAACCGGGGCGAGGACTACTTCACCAAGATGCTGGTCCGTAAACAGTTCTGGGAACGCATCGAGAAACAACTCGATGCAAACATCGCTGCCGCGAAGAACAAAGGCAGGGTCTAGCGACCAACAAAACAACTTGACGCATCGGTGCTCACAGCTATAGTGTTAGCAGGTCTGAGATTGCCTGCACCTAACACATCACACTGGAGACACCTATGGCTGTTAAGAGCAAGCCCGCCAAGCGCGCGGCTGTAAAGAAACCCGTATCGAAACCGCACCACAGCCCCGCCCGTCCGCGGCATAAGCCGAAGCTGGAAGTCCACGCTTTCGGGCGCGGAGATAATGGTTGGACGCAGTTGACCGTCGATGATCTGGCCGCGGCGGTGGCCAGGGTGCAGGAAAGTCTGTCGAGCCCCTACGGTGTCGCCGACCTGAACCTGATCACGGCGGGCTTCGGCTCTGGAAGTGTGGGCTCAGCTTCCGTAGGCATGACCTCCAACAATCAAGGCGTAGCCCCCGACAACCACCCGCTCCCCACCTGCCTCGCCGCCTCGATCTTGCGTGAAGCCGCCAACGTCGTTGAGGGTTCCCGCGAGAAAACCCACGGCCAGAAAGAGCGCAGCTTCATCGCCATCGCTGGCGCGTGGAACGCCTACCTCGCCGCCCGCCGCGACCCCACCGCACCCATCACCGCGACAGACGTTTGCTGGATGATGAATTGGATGAAGACCGTCCGCTCCGTGCAGGGCGAGTTTGTGCGCGACCACGCCGTCGATGCTGCCGGTTATGCGGCGATCGCTGGGGAAGTTGGGTTTGCCGTCTAAGCGGCACCGGACCTCGAAGTTCGAGGTTCTGTTGAAGCTACCCGTTGGCGGCAAGGCTAGGATACCTAACAGGACTTATGCCTTCGTCGCCAACGGCGTGAAACGTATGCACGCACGCGGCGATGCTCACTTCAAATTAAAAACGATCGGCGATGATGTGCTGGTGGAGAGGTTAAGATGACAACTATTCTTTGGGACGGTCATAACTTGATCGGCGACAAACAAGCCGGTGGTGGCTCGGGCATTATCCGCGTCACCAAAATCTGGCGGCTCAGCGATGGTCGCCTCGTCGGCGCGAGCGGCTGGTTCGGCTCGGCCATACAGTGGCGCGATTGGTTGGAGCGCGGCGGGGAGCGGCCGGCGGTGCTGGGGATCGAGGATGGTTCTATCCGCGGCCTCGAAGTGCTGCCCGACAGGTCCGTGCTCATGCACGACACCTACGGCGCGTACCCGGTCGAGAGCGCCTTCGTTGCGATCGGCTCGGGATCGCCCTTCGCTATGGGAGCCATGGCTGCTGGCGCGACCGGGATGGAGGCGATGCGGATTGCGGCGCGGCTCGATGAGGGCACCAGTGCGGAGGTTGATGTGTTGGTGCTCGCGCCATGAGTTTTTTCACGTGGAGCTACAGCAAACTCACAGCCTACGAGACTTGCCCCCGCCGGTTCTACCTTCTCCAGATCGCAAAGGTCGTGAAGGAACCAATGAGCGATGAGTTGCTGTATGGCAACCGCGTGCATAAGGCGTTCGAGGAGCGGCTCAAAGAGGGCACGCCCTTTCCTAACACCATGACAACCTTCGAGCCTTACGCGAAGGCGGTCCTCGCCAAACCAGGGCAGCGTCTCGTCGAGCAGAAGTACGCCATCACCAACAACTTTGAACAAACCACCTGGTTCGGCCAGGCGGTATGGGCGCGCTCGGTTGCGGACGCTGTGATTATCAACGGCGACAAGCTGGCCGTACTCGACTGGAAGACCGGGAACAAGAAACCAGACAGCGCCCAGCTTCGCATGTCCGGCGCGATGATGTTCCACATCTACCCGTTCGTTCAGCAAGTCACGACGGCGTTCGTGTGGCTGAAAGAGAACGACATCACCAAAGAGACGCTAACACGTGATGACATCCCGGTGGTGTGGAACGAACTTCTACCGCGCGTCGAGCGGCTGGAGATTGCGAGCAACGAGAACAAGTTTCCGCCCAAGCCCAGCGGCATCTGCCGCAAGTGGTGCCCGGTTGGGAAACATAATTGCGAACATCACGGGAGTTGAAATGCCAACCATCACCTATCGCGGCGACCGTAACCTCTACATACGCGACGTGAATACGGTCGCCGAGTTGGGTGAACTCATCATCGAGATTTGCGTGGCTGAGGGCTACGACACGACCAAGCGACAAGAGATCGAGATGGATGCGCTGCGCGCGTTCCAGCAAGCCGTTCTGCCCAAACATCTTCAAAGGTAAAAACAATGAAACCTCTCTGCATCTATCACGGGAATTGTGCTGACGGCTTCGCCGCGGCATGGGTTGTTAATCGCTTCTTCAAAGGCGAGGTTGATTTCCACCCTGCCATCTACGGCCAGGAACCGCCCGACGTTGCAGGGCGCGTCGTTATCATGGTTGACTTTAGCTACAAGCGCCCGGTGCTGGAGGCGATGGCCCCGCCAGCCGACTCGATCATCATCCTCGACCACCACAAGACGGCGCACGAAGACCTCATAGCCTTCGACGTATCTGATCGCGAGGATGGTCCGGTGACATGGTTGAAGGCCCACGACATTCTGAATTGGGACAAGAACGTTATTGCCCTATTCGACATGGAGAGGTCAGGCGCAACGATGACCTGGGATTTCTTCTACCCCGACACCCCGCGCCCCCGGCTTCTCAACCACATCGAGGACCGCGACCTGTGGCTGTTCAAGCTGGAGGGCACGCGGGAAATCCAGGCGAACGTCGTCTCGTACCCACATGACTTCGAGGTCTGGGATCGCCTCATGTCGATGGATTGCGCCGACCTCATCGCTGAGGGTCGCGCCATCGAGCGCAAACATTTTAAAGACATCGGAGAGTTGGTCGCTGTCACCAAGCGCACGATGATTATTGGCGGCTTCGCGGTTCCTGTAGCCAACCTACCCTACACGTTGGCGAGCGATGCCGGAAATAAACTGGCGCAGCATGAACGGTTCGCGGCGACCTACTACGATGTACCTGGTGCCCGCGTATTCAGCCTGCGCTCGGCCGGTGACGAGGGCCTGGACGTGTCGGTGATCGCCAAGATGTACGGCGGCGGTGGGCACAAGAACGCGGCGGGGTTCCGCGCGCCGGCTGGGTGGGAGGGAGATGTCTAACCATGACACCCGAGGGCATCGTTAAGAAACAAGTCAAGGCGTTTCTTAAAACAATCAAAGCCTATTTCTTCATGCCCATGCAGAATGGGTTTGGGGTTGTAGGCGTGCCCGACCTCATCTGCTGCGTGAAGGGTAAATTCCTCGGCATCGAAACCAAAGCACCCGGCAAGCGTTCGACCGTGACTGCTAACCAGCAGGTGCAGATCGACGCCATTCATGCGGCGGGCGGTTATGCTGTGGTAGTCACAAGTGTCGAGGAACTTATCGCCTACATGCGCGAGAACGGTTTGTTGGATTAGTTAGCATGTCAGAACCCGTCATCCTATCACTTCTGGAGGCTGCTAACTTCCTCGGTGTTCACCGCAACACCATCAACAGCCTCGTCCTGAAACATAAACTTCCTGCAAGAAAAATTGGTCGCCAGTGGCGCTTCGTGCGTGACGATCTTGTCTCGTACATCCAGCATGGTTACACACCTGCGAGTACACAAAATCAGCAGGAGGCACTATGCTCTATTCCCGCGACGGTATCTGGTACGTCAAACTCTCAAAGCCGGACGGAGGAGTTGTTAGACACTCTGCTCGCACGGCCGACCGCAAAGCGGCGCAAGAATACCACGACCGCCTGAAAGTAAAACTCTGGGAGGTGGCCCGCCTCGGCGTCAAGCCTACCTATACCTGGGACGCCGCGGCGCTGCGATGGCTGCAAGAGCGGGACAGCAAGGCGAGCATTAGAGACGACAAGCAGCGTATCCGATGGTTGACTACTAAGTGGCGAGGCAAGACCCTGCAACAGATCACGCGCGATGAGGCCCACCAAACCATAGCATCTTTAGAGGGTGTGACTGACCGCACCCGTGACCTCTATGTGGCGCTCGTCCGGGCCATCATGCGCCGGGCGATGCGCGTCTGGGAGTGGATCGACACGGTGCCCGCCTATCAGACCTACGCCCCATCGAACGTGCGACGGGTTCGGTTCATTACACGGGACCAGTTCGACAACCTGCTGACCCACCTGCCACCCCACCAGCAGGATATAGTTCTGTTCGCAGTTTCGACAGGGCTGCGCAAAGCAAACATCACCGGGCTGCGATGGCCGGCAATCAGTCTTAACCACAAGCATCTGACGGTTGCCGGGGACGAGTCGAAGAACCGCGAGCCGCTGGGCATACCCCTCAACGACACCGCCATCGCTGTGCTGAGGAAGATGTATGCCGCGTACCAGGCCCGGTTGGAGAAAGACCCCAAAGCCCACAACTACGTGTTCACCTACCGAGGTAAGCCGATCTCGGAGGTCAACACTCGCGCGTGGAGTGTGGCGCTCCGCAAGGCAGGCATCGAGGATTTCCGGTGGCACGACTGGCGGCACACCTGGGCCTCATGGCACCGGCAGAGCGGCACCCCGACCTGGGCGCTGCAAGAGATGGGTGGGTGGAAATCGGCCGAGATGGTGCGCCGGTACGCCCATGTGGCGACCGATCACCTGGCCGGTTTCGCCTCGAACGTGGAGTGGAAAAGTACACAGCCAGAGAAAACCGATACCCAAAAAGATACACACCCCTCTGAGGAGGCTCAGTCTGAGGTCGGGGTTCCTTGA